GGGAATGGATATTTCGGTAAATGCGGAATATGCCATGAACAGCCAAAGCTAATGTCAGGAAAAATATGGGACAATTAAAGTATGGAAGTCTATTCGCCGGAGTCGGTGGATTTGATTTAGGATTTGACTCAGCGGGATGGGAATGCTCATTTCAAGTTGAATGGGATAAGCATTGCCAAAGTGTATTAAAAAGGCATTGGCCTAGTGTTCCCAAATTTGAAGATGTAAGAGATGTAAACGGTGCTGATTTACCGCCAGTGGATTTAATTTCATTTGGCTCACCGTGTCAGGACTTATCTGTAGCAGGTAAGCGTTCAGGTCTTGAAGGAGATCGTTCAGGTTTATACTTTGAAGGTATAAGAATAATAAAAGAAATGAGAGAAGCAACTAATGGAGAATTTCCTAAATGGGCAATCTGGGAAAATGTACCCGGTGCCCTCACAAGTAATAAGGGAGACGACTTTGCAGAAGTCCTCAACCAAATGGCTAACATCGGGGCATTGGCAATTGAATGGCACATCTTGGATGCACAATGGTTCGGAGTCGCACAACGCAGAAGAAGAATCTTTGTCCTCGCTTGCTGGGACTCTTCAGCCATTGACAGAAGTAGCGGAAAAATACTACCTGTCCCCGAAGACAGCAGGGGGGATATTAAGAAGGGCAGAAAGAAAAGGAAACAGTCTGCCAGAACTACTGAGAGTAGCACTACAGAAACTGTCTGGTACGGACAATCTGGACACGCAAAGTGGACAGAAGGAGGAGTAACTCTTGCTGCCAGTGATTACAAACGCCCTGAGAGAAACTTTGTCCTTGAACCATTTGTAAAGTCTAGAAGAGCACAAAGTTCTACTGATGATGAATCATGGATTGATAATGCAGTAGCTCCAACGCTTAATGCATTTGATAATACTGGAGAGTCAAGAGCAACAGTTTTAGTTGTTGATGGAACAAGAGTTAATGATGTTCGGGTATATGATGATGATATGGTTCCAACATTAAAGCATCGTATGGGAACTGGCGGTGGACAAGTGCCTGTGCTCGCTTACGATGGTTATAACAATAAGGTTAGTGAGGATATCTATCGCACAATCCGAACAGGTGTTGATTCTGGCGACCATATTGCAATCCCAATTCAAGGAACCATTATTGGTCGTGCAGATACTTCCGGACCACAAGGTAAAGGATTTGGGGATATTGGCGATCCATCTTATACATTGGATACAATCTCTCAACATGGTGTTATGTCTCCAGAACTTATACTTCGGAGATTAACCCCTGTTGAGTGTGAAAGACTTATGGGATTCCCTGATGACCATACAGCAGTTGATTATACTGGTAAGAAAATTGCCGATACAAATAGATATAAAATGTGCGGAAACGCAATTGCATCACCAGTAGCCGAGTGGATTGGTGTAGAATTAAAGAAACTAATAGAAAGTGGAGAAGTAAATGGCTGATATTTTTGTAAGCCCCGAACTACTTGCCCAACACATGGGCGATAAAGCAGAAGAATTTATTGAGTGCATGAGGATTGTTCAAGATATTATTGACAATCCGGAGACTTATGTAGGAGGTCAGGCTATTAAGTATGCTAATATATTAGCAGCGTATAGAACAATGATGATTGTAAAATCTCAAGCTTTTAAGAGAAAGTCATCAATCATGAGCGATAACGACAAATTCGTAAATGATATTTGGAAAACAATGTATGAAGCTCTTCAAGAGAATATTAATACATTGAAACTGTCCGCAAAAGGAAATAATTGAAATCTTTAAACGCACTTCGCTTGCCTAAGCAAGAGAATCTAATTAAAAAAACAGGCGAAGAGTTAGTAGAGGAGTTAAATAAGTCTATTGATGACTATTTGGCGACCCGAAACATTCCGGAGCAAAAGAAGGTAGGTGGATTCCATCCTAGTTATACTAATCAGTGTGCTAGATATTGGTATTATCTATTTGAAGGAACAGAAATGACACCTTCATTTAAGTCACAGACTTATCGTATCTTTGACAACGGCCATGCAGTTCACGAAAGATTGTATAGTTATTTAAGAGGCATGGGAATCTTAGTAGCAGAAGAAATTCCAGTTACTCATGATTCTCCCCCTATTGAGGGAACTGCTGATGGAATTATTGACATCAATGGTCATAAACTTATTGAACTCAAATCAATTTCTAATGAGGGTTTTCATTATAGAAAGCTCCATAACAAGCCAAAAGATGATCACATTCGCCAAGCACAAATCTATATGCGCTGCTTGGACTTGCCGAGTGGTTTTGTTATTTATGAGAATAAAAACAATCAAGAGATACTCCCTATATATATGGAGCGTGATGATGTCTTTATTGATAAATTGTTTAAAAAATATACAGGGATTTATGAGGCTTTCTTAGCCAAAGAGATACCCACACAGCCTTACAAGCGTAGTTCTGCCAAGTGTGCAGACTGCAATTTGGCTGATAAATGCTGGTCAGGAAATGTTTGAGGGTGAATTAAGGATATGCAGTAACGAACTATGCAAGAAAGAGTTCGTTGCTAAAGTCTATAACACCATTTATTGTTCAACGGATTGTCGCAAAGTTGTAACAAATAAAAAACTCTTAGAAAACTATTATAGGAAAAAAGAGAATAAGACTAAGAAAAGGGTATGTATAACTGATAACTGTACTACTATACTATCTTCTTATAATACAGAATATATCTGTGAGCAATGCAAGAACGAAAGATTCCTTCAACGATTAGTTGGATGGGGTTGGGATGAAGAGAAGCTTAGAAAAGAAGAGCGTTAACATATGCGCTATACTGTATAAGTGAGTATTAAGAACATAGTTGCAAAACAGGCTTGGTCAAGGCTAATCGCCATTGATCCAGCATCTCATTCACTTGCTTGGGCAGTGATAGATACAGAGAAGAATGTCTTAGCAACTGGCAAGATAGATCTTAAGAAAGATAAGACAGAGCCTGAGAAGTTTGACAAGATAGCAAAAGAGTTAACTGTTGTTATTAAAACTTATAAGCCGGATGTTGCGGCCATTGAGCAGTCTGTTTATATTCAGAACTTCCAATCAAGTCGGATAATCTCATACATAATTGGGTTCACTTGGGGGTTATTGTACCAGAGTGGTATAAGAACTAGAGATATCAATCCATTAAGTTGGAAGCCGGGAATTGGCTATAAGAACATGACTAGACATGATAAGGAAGCCTTGGAGAAGAATGGGCAGAAAGGTTCAATTCAAATTAAAATGAAGAACGAAAGAAAACAAAGAGTGCGTGATATTGTTTCTATTGCTTATGGCAATGACACTCCCGGCATAGAAGACGAAGACATTGTTGACGCTTTAGGGATTGCTTTATGGTATTACAAAACTGGTGGTATCAATGGGTCTTGAGCCTTACAAAGATAAAAGTTTCCTCTATGAGCACTATGTGACTAAGAGAATGAACTTAACTGATATTGTAAAACTGCTTGAAAAGAATTACAATATAAAGACTAGCCCCCAGACAGTTTATAACTGGTGTAAAAAATATGAACTTCTAAAATATAGAGGTAAAGGACGTAATCTTGGTGCTGGTAAGGCCAAGATACCAAGATCTCCAGCACAAAAAATGGTAGAACAAAGACGCAGAGAGATGCGCAAACAAAATGACTTAAAGAAAAGAGGAAAGTTATAATGAAAATTACAATGAAAAGAGCAGTATCATCTAAAGATATTACAACTTTTGCTAAATTGGACATGGTATACAACCAGATTAGATTCATTGAAGCAAAGCAGAACAGTTCAGAATCCAAATGTTTAGGCTCTGGCGGTTGCTGTGTCATTGGGCTACGCATTCCGCTTGCAGAATGCTCCAATATAGCGTTCAGACTCACACAGGAGTTCTATTTAAAGATGGAAGACAAAGGTGAGGACTTTGCAAATAAATGGATGGAAGGCGTTATAAATAGCCTAAAGGAGGCAATGCACGATGAAGATTGGCAAGCTGATGGCGAAACAAAAAGGCATTGCGCTTTTTATAAAGGTGGATGTACTATTTATGGATATCGCCCGATGGTGTGCAGAACATTTGGAACTATTACAAATGTTGATGATTATTGCCCAAGGATTAGAAATGCTTATGGTCAAGTTGATCACTATTCCGGCGATGCTGTTTCTAAGGTTATTAAACAATTTCAAGATTTACTACAGGAATATGGCGAAGATAAAGATTCAACTTACAATAGTGTCGTGTATATGCCATTAGGAGTTCTAAGTTTTCTTTTGACAAGTGAAGAACTAACTGACTTAGCAGCAGAAACTGAACAAAGGTTTTGGGAAGGTGTTAGAGGATGGTATAACTATAGACTAACATTTACCAAAATGCATGGATATAACTATAAAGAGCTAGAAGTGTTTGCTGTAAATAATAATGATAAATTGGGTTTTAAAGAGGATTAATAATCTTTATATAAACAAAACAAACACTCAAATAACGAAACAAAGAATGATATCATTACAATATGAATTCACCAACGAAAGTCCAAGAAACTTTAGTCGTCTTTTTGAAAAACGATAAGCTCACAATTTACAGAGTTGTTTCTAATTAAAAACAGTAATTAGTTGAAAGTCCCTGCTACGGCGGGGCTTTTTGCTTTTATTTCTGTGTTAGTGTGATAAACTATACATTATGTCAAATATAGAGCCAGTAGGCAATAAGAGCATTGTTGATAAATTACGCAGTATAGAGGAAGCCGGGCTTCTCTTTGTCAAAGGCTATTCATATCACGAGATTGCAACATTGCTATCATTAAAAACAAATGAAGCAAAAGAATACATCCAAGAGTATAAGAAGATACTTAATAAGCAGGCTGACGATGACCCTTACTTTCTGGAAAGAATCCAGTTCAATACCATTAAAGCATTGCAGGAGTTTGACCAACTAAGCAAAGAGGCTTGGGAGACTGTAAATATTGCAACGGATCATGGAATGGTTCCGGCAAGAATTCAGGCTCTCAAATTGGCTGCTGAAATTGCAAATAAAAAAGCTCAGTTGCATAAATTGATGAGTGGTGTTTCTGGAGATAACGATTACATTGCCCGAATGCAAAAGGCTGAGAATGTTAACCAAATTCTATCTAAGATTTTGCGGGATGTTATCTCAAAATATCCTCACATCGCAGATGAGGTAAGACGAGAATTGGCAGTTGCTTTTGATATTATGAAGAGCACAGATGAAGATATACAAGATGCAGAGGTAATTTCTGACACAGAAAACAATGTCACCGAAACAGTCGCCCATAAAGGTGTAAATGATGTCTGATTTTATGGGTATGAATTTAGATTTGGCTGACTTTGAGAGATTGCTTAGCAAAGATGAATTCACTATGGAACCGGTATCAATAGAACAATTCGTACAAGATCAACATTACCTTGGATTACCACCATTATCGCCTATTCAGTTAGAAATTGTTCGGCATTCAACTCAAGTTTTTAAAAAGACTACACTACAACATTTAATGGGTGAAAAAGAAGGTTCAGACTATTACGATCAATATACAGATAATGAAGTCATCTGTATGTTAGGTAAAGGTTCTGGTAAAGACCATTGTGCAAGAATATCAATGGCTTATACGGCCTACTTAATGCATTGCTTAAGAGATCCTCTTGGGTATTATGGTAAAGCTAAAGGTGTTTATATTGACTTGCTTAACCTCGCTGTAAATGCTCAGCAAGCGCAGAGAGTTTTCTTTGAACCATTTAAAAACTTATTGTTAGGTTCTCCATTCTTTAATGAAGTTGGATTTGAACCAAGAGTGTCTGAAATCTTTTTCTTTAGTAGACCAGTTAGATGTTTTTCTGGTCACTCTGAAAGTGAAGGTTGGGAAGGTTATGAAGTTATGACTATCATCCTGGATGAAATTGCAGCTTTTAAAACTGATGTGGAATTGAAAGGTGAAACAAGATCAAAAGGTTCTGCCTCTGCTATTTACAACATGAGTAAGTTATCTGTTATGTCTCGTTTTCCAGAAGTCGGTAAAGTTATTCTTTTGTCTTTCCCCCGCTATAAAGGTGACTTTATTCAGCAAAGATTTTTTGATTCTAGGAATAATAAAGAACCAAAAACTTGGTCAATGAAAGCTGCTACTTGGGAAGTTAATCCTACAATTAAGAGAGAACAATTAGAATCAGAATATATTCGTAATCCTATTCAGGCTAGGGCTAGATTTGAATGTGAACCACCGAATATGGAAGATGCATACTTTAGAGATGCAGATCAGGTTAGAAAAGCGTTTATGTATAGGGAAGACCCTATGAATGAAGAAGGAACTTTTAAACCTTGGTTTAATAATAGTGATGGACATACTAGGTTTATTCATGTGGACTTGGCTTTGAAACGAGATAGGGCAGCTCTTTGTATGAGTCATTGCGCCGGTTTTAAAGAAATTAAAACATCAATGGGTATTGAAACATTACCTATTATTAATGTTGATTTAGTTTATTCTTGGGAAGCAACTGTTGGTGCAGAAATTAACTTTGCATCAATTAGGCAAATGATTGTTGATTTGCATAGAAAATTTGATGTCGCATTGGTTACATTTGACCGTTGGCAATCTATTGAAATGATTCAGAGTCTAAGGAGTATGGGAATCAATTCAGATTTTCACAGCGTTAAGAAGACGGATTATGATACGTTAATGTCTTGTATGTATGACACGAGATTGAGAGGCTATTGGAATGAGCTATTGGTTGAGGAAGAGCTTCTTAAATTAAGACTGTATGGGAATAATAAAATTGATCACCCTTCTACTGGCTCTAAAGACTTGGCAGACGCTTTAGCCGGGGCTGTGTTTAATTGTTTAGATCATATTGCATTGGACTCAGAAATAGAGATTGAAATATTAGAGCCAAGTAAGGTTTTTGAAATGGATGATGATTTTGAAGAATTTGGTAGCGTACATATGTATAATAAAGAAACTCAGCAATTTATTGATGTAAACACTATGAATAAGGAGGAGGTGGACAAATGGATAGAACTTCTATAAATCAGCAGCAAGAACTTCAAGTAACCCTTGAAGAAATTGTTGTTGAATTAAACAATCAAATTTCTTCTTTGAATTTTGAATTAACAGCAAGCAGACTAGCAATCAAAAAGCTACAGGCTGGATTAAGCAATGCAAACCAGCACGCTCATGAAAATGATCAAGCAACTGTTAAGGCAAATTCCAAGAATAAGGCTGAAACCTTTTAATCGTCAATAGTATCAAGAAATACATTTTTTTAAAAAAATCCTCAAACGGGCATCTTTGCTCTTACCATGCTGATATAGTTATCCTCAACGAGTTGGGCGACCTACTCATAATCCATACAACAAAAGGAAAAAATTAAAATGTCCATTAGTATCCAAAAAGTAGATAACTTCCCCGAAATCTCTCGCTCAGGCAGAGTATCAGAAGAATTGCAAATGATTATCGAAGCTCTTAACGAATCAGTTAATACCGGCGATAAGTTTTGTATTAAGGGAATTGAAAAGGGTAAGGCTTACAATTCAATGCAACAGCGTATCCGTGCTCAGGCTAAGAAATTGGGTTACAATATTGTTATCCGATTTGATGCAACAGATGGAAGCCTCTTCTTTAAGGCTTCAGGAAATGTATCTACTGAAAACACTGTCAATGCAAAAGAAGTGTCCGGCGTTCAGACTAAGACAAAAAATACGACAAAATAGTTATTAATTAATAATTACATAAAAGCCCTCTTGTGGAAACGCAAGGGGGTTTTTTTGTGTATACTATTTGTTATGCTTACAACTGAAGAACAAGAAATAGAAATTACATCTGATGAAATAAAGAATTGGCACCCGCTTTTTGCATTGCCTTGCTATGATCAACAACTAACAGAACCGTTTTTTATGTCGTTTTTGAAAACGGCAATTGGTTTTAAAGAAATTGGTCTTAAGTTTTCCGTTAGTACATTGTCTGACTCTTTGATTAGCCGGGCGAGAAATCAATTGGTTGCTAAATTTATGGCTAATAAAGAATACACACACTTAATGTTTATTGATGTGGATTTATCTTTCAATCCAGATGACATTTTAAAAATGTTATGGCATGATAAAGAAATTATGACAGGGGCTTATCCGATTAAGGATATTAACTGGGATAAAGTTTCAGATGCAGTTAAAAAAGGA